TCGGGCGGATTTGTCGGATTTAAGTATCTTGATACAATCGCTGACCCGTGTGTATAAAAATAATGATGGGGACACTAAAAAATGACGGCTATACAGCTGTTTTTTATTAAGAAAAAAAGGAAGGGACACTAAAATGAATAAGGCTACAAAATTAACATTAGCAGAACTTTTACGACGTAAGGAGCAGATGATTGCGTCAAAGAAAATTAAAAAGACAATGGATTTATATATCAAGTCCATTGATTCGGTTATAACGATTGAAGAACCAGACGGAGCACTTTGCCGTGACGCAAATGATATGGAGGCAGGCGAGGGTGATAAATATATGTGCTATGAATGCATTAAAGAACCTGACATTAAGTCGAAGGAAGTACAGGACGCATTCGGCTGTGCAGTACCTATGGATATTGTCGAAATTATATTTGCACCGGGCGAAATACCGCAGATTGCGATTGAGTGTATGAAGCTTGCCGGATATATGGGCGGTGTTGAAGCCGTAAAAAACTAATACAGACGGACGGTGACCTGCAGCTTATTCATTTCTATCTTCAAAAGGGATTTGATTGGGACAGGCTTGCAAGGCTATCACTGTCTGAAAAAATATTTTTAAAGGCGAGTATGGAGCTTGCTGTGGAAGAGGAGACGGAGAAGTATAAGGCGTTATTGGGGAGTGGGTGACGTAAAAATTGGCTCGTAATTTATCCGATATGTAGGATAAACTTTTATATCCCATATGTACGATTATCCTCCTTTCTTGCAGAAAATGGCTTAAAATATATGGTTTGCATTAAAACTTCTCGGATAATTATTACCGTTATGATACAATAATCCTATCAAATTAAAGATAGGAGTGATTACATGAGTAATTATCGCAAAAGTTTAAAGGTATACGAGCCGCCTGAATGTTTTAAGGATGGATTTGATTCATTCATTAATTCATTAAAGCCACGCAGTTTAAAGGAAGCGACAATATACAAATATCGTAGGGATTGCACTTTCATGCTGACAAGCTTTTTTGAAAACGGCATCACACAATGGTGTGACATAACGCTTCAAACGGTTACAGATGCTTTTAAGCACAGTAATAACAAGCCGAGTTTCCGCACATCCGCAAGACTATTTTTCGCTCATCTGGTTAAAATCGGGTTAGCGCATTCAAATTTTGGAGATGTCTTGCCAGTTGCCCGGAGGGCTCAGAAAGTTCCATCGTTATTCTCTAAGGATGAAATAGAACTATTATTGAACTCTATTAATAGAGATACAACAAAGGGTAAACGCGATTATGCAGTCATATTGCTCGCATTAAGACTGGGATTGCGCAATTCTGACATTAGGATGCTCACATTTGATAACGTTGACTTTGACAATCGTTTTATTGATTTCACCCAATACAAAACATCTGTACATCACAGGTTGAATATTCCTAATGATGTTAAAAATGCTTTGGCTGATTACATCAATAATGCGAGACCAGAGTCCGAGGAGCCGTATATCTTTCTGGGAAGTAAACTCCCATATTCGCCCTTGACCGGAAGCGGTATTACAGCTATCGTTACAAATTGCTTTAAAAAAGCAGGCATTGAAAGCAACGGGCGGCATCTTGGTCCTCATGCTTTAAGAAGCACTTTTGCCAGCGAGCTTCTTGCTGAGAAAGTGCCCTATGACGCTATTCGTGTGATATTAGGTCATACAGATCCGGGAAGTACCAGATTTTACACTAAGATGTCCATTGAAGATTTGCGTACCTGCGCTCTTGCTGTACCTCCTCCAAGTGGATTGTTTGCGGAGTATCTGAAAGGGGTGAGCATATGAAACAGTCATCATTACCTTTCAGCAGCATATTTGCCGATGAAATGAGGCAATATTTAGAATTGGCTGAAAGCGCTGATAAAGTTACTGAAAGTTATTACTATACATTCAAAAGGCTTGATGATTTTATAGTCAAACAAAATTATCAAGAAAAAATTTTATCAGCTGACATTCAGTATGCATGGATTAATACGCTTGATACCAGTTCAAGGAGCCGAGCCGGTGAAGCCAGTCGTTTACGGCAATTTGCACGATATCTTAATGCGTTAGGAATACCCGCAATCGAAATTGAGAGTGTTCGTGTTTCATCAGATTATGTTGCTCATAATTTTACAGACGATGAAATCGCCCGAATTATTGATGCTGCAGACAATTTAATATCACACATGAATGTCTTTGTCGTTAAGGAATACTTTCCTTTGATACTCCGAATCTTGATTGGCTGCGGCATGAGGATAACAGAGGTGCTCGAGCTGCGCTGGACAGATATCAATCTCGATACCGGAGTTATCACGGTTGTAAATGCCAAAAACAAACGACAACGTTTTGTGCCTATGCATCAGTCTTTAACAGATATGCTAAAGTTGTATCAAAAGCGGATTCGCCGATTTGACAAAAACAGCTTTGTATTTGAAAATCCGCTTGATTTTGATAACCCTTATGGGTATCGAGTCTTCAGCCATTGGTTCAATCAGGTTTTACGAAAAGCCAATATACCGCACATGAAGCGAACATACCGGGCAGAGGGGATATGCGTTCATGCGCTACGACACTACTTCGCATTTAATTCTTTTCAGAAATCTGAAAAAGAAGGACGCTGCTTTTATGATACCGCACCATTTCTGTCGGCATACTTGGGACATTCCAATTTTGTTGCCACTACAGAATACATCACTGATGACTATATGATGTACACGGTGTCACACGAACGAATGAATGATGGTATCGGCAGTCTTTTCCCGGAGGTGAGCTTCAAATGACCAAACGAGTAAATGAAGTTTTATCCATAATGGAAGACTATTTCACCAACTATCTGCCGTTCGTAAAAGGCTTAAGTTCTAACACAATCAAATCATATCAATATGCCTTTCAGCTTCTGTTTAAATATTTGGAAGCAGAGAAAAACATATCGCCTGAGCAGATATCTTTTCAAGCGTTATCCGGTGATACCATTCCAGACTTTCTGCTATATCTGGAACAGGAGCGAGGCTGCAGTATACATACACGGAATTTAAGGCGCTCAGCAATAGTATCATTTGCGAAATTTGCATCTAAAAAAGCGTTTGTAAGTTCATTGTCGTTCTACACAGATGTGATTGATTTACCTGTAAAAAGACAACCTAAGCAGTTAGGCGTTAAGTATTTTACAAAGGATGAAATTGCTGCTTTGTTGACACTGCCAAATACATCAAAGTTAATCGGTCAGCGTGATGTCACATTGTTAAGTTTGCTGTATGCATCCGGAGCAAGAGCACAGGAAATTTGTGATCTCACACTTGCTGATATTTCTTTTAACAAACCCACAACGATAAGACTGCACGGTAAGGGCAACAAGTCAAGAATTGTCGTGATACCGAATAGATGCTCGGCTATTTTAAAAGAATATATCAGCAGCAGGAATCTTGATTGTAGCTCAGCCAATGCAAAAAATATCCATGTGTTCCCAAGTCAGACACATGATCATATGACCATATCTTGCGTTGAGGGAATCGTAAAAAAATATGTTTCTCAAGCAAAGAAACAGTACCCGCTGATGTTCACGCAAAAGGGATATTCTCCTCATAGTTTCAGGCATTCAATAGCAGTACATATGCTTGAAGCGGGAGACTCGCTCTTAGCAATCAAGGCATTCCTTGGACATTCCAGTCTTATGACAACAGCGGTATATGCACAAGTTTCACCTGAACTGGCAAACAAATATCTGGATAGTCGCGGCAAACCGCTCCC